CCATCTGCTGCACACCACTCACGGCCCGGATGTCGCACCAGATATCGCGCACCCTATTCCAGGCAAGCGCCACACCGCCGGCGCCGTCGTCGGTTTCGACCTGCTCCTGGAGCTCGGCGCGTTGGCGCAGCTTGCCAGCCTGGATCATCGCTTAAACCCTGCCTGCTTGCGGGCCCGCTTCTTCATCTCTTTCTCGTACTGCGGCCACCACTGGCGCGCCCATTCCGCCGTGATCTTGTCCTGCCAGGCCTGCACGGTCGGATGAATAAAGGGCTGTGGCGCCATCTTCGCGGTGCCGAACTCCAGCCAGTGCCAATAGAAGGCATCCCGGGTGGCCTGCTTACCGTGGGTGATGAATACCCCGGCCTCCAGCAATCCGGGCTGGCCCCGGCGCCGCCGACTCTTGATGGCCTTGCGTAAAGTCCCTTCCTCGAAAGGAGCGCGCTGGCGCATGTCATCCCGAACCGAGGCAGCCACCTTGGTAATGGTCCGCCGGGCGATACGCTTCCCTTCGCGCGGCGAGACCTCCTTGAGGCTCTCGGTGACGGCATCGATGCCGAGGATTTCGACTTTGGCCATCAGGCTATCCCCGGAACACGGTACTTGCTGATCAGCGACTCCACCGCCATGGGCAGCTCGCTAGCGGTCGCTCCGACGACCACGCCCTCCCGGTTTTCGTACCAATGCGCCGCTAGCAGCAGCACCGCGTGGCGTAGCGAATCCGGGATGTTGGCGGTGTAGTCGCCGTTATCCTGCGCGTAGCCGGCCTGGAAGGTGACGGTCACAGCGCCCGCGACGCGGCGGGGAAGCGGCCAGGACTGGTTCCATTCCAGGCTGATGCGGGCCGGGTTGGAGTGCGTGTCCACCCGGTAGGTGCTGGCGTCCACGGTCTGGATAACGCCGTCGCCGTCCTCGTACTCGACCTTATCCACGGAGAGCACGGGGAACAGGGGTAATTCGATGACCCGGGGGAAATAGTCCAGCTTGAGCTCCCAGGTCTGCTCCACCAAGCACACGCCGATCCCGTAGGGCCCCTCGATATGGTCGGTGGCCGAGCCGATCAGGCGCTCGACCAGCGCGTCCTCGGCCGAGGTATCGATGCGGCTCTGCTCCTTGGCCTCGGATACCATGACCGGGAGCTCCGGCGGGGCTACCGTGCGCTTGAGGGACCATTCCATCAGCGCTGCTCACCCTTGCCCTGGGTCGCCTTCTCGCGCTTCTCCTGGACGGGCTCGGCCTGGCCGCTATCCACCATGCGCTGCCCTTCGTCCTTCGAAACCTCGATAATCTGGCCGACATCCTGGGACCAATCCGCCCCGGCCCGGCCGGTCAATAGCTTCACCTTCATGGGGAACCTCCATAAAAGCGGGGCCGTTCTGCTGGCCCCGCTTTCGGTTGCTACCTAGCCAGCGGCTTAGGCGTTGGCCATGTGCTTCACGGCGCTGCCATCGACCAATTCGCCGTCGAGGCGGCTAAAGCCGATGAAGCCAACCTGCAGGTAATCGGCATACCGTTCAGTGAGGCGCAGCATGGTGAAGTCCCGCACCAGGCGGACCACGTACCGGGCAAAGTCCCCGTAGACCATGAACTTGTTACCGGTGCCCAGCTGCGGCATGTCCTGGTTGATGCTGTAAGGCTCTTCCAGGATGGTCGCCGGGGCGCCGGTGCGGACGTCGGCGGGCTGCCAGATGAAGCGGCCGTCGTTGTCCTTGATCTTGCGCAGGGCTTTTAGGGTGTTGTCGTGGAACATGAAGCGGGTGTTGGGCATGTTCCGGTAGGCCGGATCCACCGAATGGTAGAGGTCCATCACCTCCTCCCAGGTCACCGCGGAAGTGCCGGAGGTGGTGTTGCCGTTGGCCGAGGCGGTCACGATGCCGTTGGGTTGGCTGGAACCGGTACCCACAGTCAGGTGCTCGTTGCCGATCCGGCCGATGCGCTCGCCGAAAACGTCCCGGATCAGGCGGTTCATGTCGAAGGCCGAATCCTGGAGCAGCTGAAGCGACACCCGAACGATCTTGGAGGTGTAGGTGTAGGCGTCCAGCTGCTTCTGCCCGAAGGTCACGTCCTGCTCACCGGCCTGGGTATTCTCGCCGAGCAGGGCACCCTTGTTGGCGGTATCGTCCATAGTCGGCCACGGCAACGGATTGCCCGAGTCGGTAGGCAACTGCCGGGTGATGCCCGGGTCGAGCATGGGGCCGTACATCTGCATGGACTTTATAATCTCGACCTGAAAGCCCTCCGGGACGGTGTAGCCACCGGCGGCATCCGTACCGGCCGCCTGGGCGCGCATCTCCGGGGAGACGCTGGCGCGGAGCTCGGCGACCCGATGGCGCTCCTCGGTGTCCAGGCTCTCCACGCCGAAGCGCATGGCCCGCTGGAACACCTCGTTGTCGTCCAGGTCGCGGCCGGCGGCGGCGCCGGGGACCGACCGGTCCTCGTTCACGGGGCGGCGCGGATCCGGCTTGTTGAGCCGGCCCTCGGCCTCGTCGATCCGCTCCTGGCGCTGGATCAGCTCCTCCAGGCGGTCGTACTCGGCCATGTGCTTGTCGTGCTGGGCCTCGATCTCCTGCGCCCGGGCCTCGTCGGTGGTGGCGTCGATCTGCTCGAGGCAGTCGCGGGCGTTGGCGACCTCGTTCTGCTGCTTCTCCCGCAGCTCGGTCACGTCAGGCATGGGTCTTCTCCTGTGGCTTGACGTTAAAAAGCCCGCCGGGTGGCGGGCTGGAAGGAAGCGCGGGAGAAGTCCCGCTTACTTCACGGAGCGCTCGGCTTGCTTGGTCTCCATGCGCTTGCGGTAGAACCGCCACTGCTCGCGGCGGCGCTCCTTCAGGCGCTTGGGGACGTTGCGGAACTGGCTCAGGTCGTGGTGCCGGATGGAGGCGCCGGACTCGTGCAGTACTTCATCGGCGATGCCGAGCTCCCGGGCCTCGTCGGCGTCGAGCCAGGTCTCCCGGTCCATCATGGCCAGGATCTCGGCCTGGTCCTTGCCGGTGCGGATGGCGAGGGTCTTGGCCAGGGAGCGGTTGATCTTGTCCAGCAGCTCGGCCTCGTGCTGAAGCGCCCGGGCGTCGCCCATTACGCAGCCGGAAGCGTTGTGGGCCATGAAGAAGGCGTTCTGGTTCATGCGCACCCGATGGCCGGCCATGGCGATGATGCCCGCCATGCTGGCGGCAAGGCCGTCGATGTCGACGGTGACGAAGCCTTCATGCTGGCGCAGGGCGTTGTAGATGGCCGCGCCGTCGAACACGGCACCGCCCGGGCTGTTGATGCGCAGATGCAGGTTGCGGCCCTGGAGCTCATTGAGGCTGCGCACGAACTGCTTGGGGTCGGTACCGAACAGGCCGATGGCGTCGTAGACCAGGATTTCCGCCGACTCCTCGCCGACGTCGCGGATCTCGCACCAGTCGGCGCCGCGGTTTTCCTTGGCCACGACGCTGTCGCGGATGGCCTTCATGCGGTCCAGGGAGCCGGACTCGGGCAGCGAGATGCCGGCGCTGCGATGCTCACTCTGCCAGCTACGCAAGGCCCGGGCGTCCACCACCGTGTCCTCGTAGGCAGGGAAGGTAACCGGGGAGACCTCGAACAGCTCCACGTCGCTCAGGCTGCGCAGGACCGTGCCGTCATCGCGCTCGCTAAAGGACTGGCCGCCGGGGCGGACGCGGAAGGCGAAGCTCATCTGGTTCACGTCGCCGCGCTCCACCGAGACCATGGCGTCCTGCGCCACCTGGGTGTCGGGCGGGTCGATCTCCACCCGCAGGCCGCGCTCATCCTCGCGCATGCTCAGGGTGCCGGCTGCGGTCCGCCCCAGGACCTGGCCGTCGTTGTGGTTCCACAGGGCTCGCACGTCGGCGTCTTCGGCCAGGGAGCGAGCGAAGGCGCCGGGCTGGATCTCCTCCCGGAAGCCGCCCAGGTCGGCCGATTCGCTGTTAAACACCGCGGCGTAGCCGATGAGCCGCTTGCCCTCTCCGTCCGCCCGGGTTTCGACCCCCAGGCTGCCGGCTACCCGTCGCTCGAAATCCGGCATGTCGTTCTCCTGGCTTTGCTCCCAGACAGACTCGCAGAACGCGATGCGGTCGTCCTCGTCCGGAAAGTCTTCCACCGCCTCGTCGTCGCTCATACAGCGGTCGATGAATTCGTCGTGCGACTCGTCAGGCCGAGGGGTCGGCATCGCTGCCTCCGGCCGGTTGCCCATCGCTCCCCAGCAGGTCCAGCTGGCTCATGTTCTGCTGGATTACAAGCCGGTCTCCGCCCTCCATCGGCGGATCGTTTTCCTTCTGCCGGACCTCGTTAGGGGTCTTAATTGAGTTCTGAATGGCCAGCGCGTAGCCGTCCATGCGGGTCTTGAAGTCGCCACGGAGCAGGCCGTCCACGTCGAACTCGGCGAAGTGGGACCGGTTACGCTCCGGAAAGACCTTGAGATTGATCTCCGACTCCCAGGCCCGCAGCCACTGGGTCAGGGTGTGCTTGACCAGGTGCAGGTCCTGCTGCTCGGTGTTGGAGTAGGTGGCCCGCTCCAGGTCCTGCAGGAAGACCGGCGGCAGCCCGTAGACCCGCGCGATCTCCTCCAGCTGGAACCGCCGGGAGGCCTCCATCTGGCTCTTTTCCGGGTCCACGCCCAGTGGCTTGAGGCTGTAGCCCTCCGGGATCGCCGGGGGGCGCCCCTCTTTAACCGCCCGGCCGATGGCTGCCTTGATGTCGTTGGAAGCGCGGTTCGCCGCGCCGGGCGACATGGCCGGACCCTCAAGCACCGACGGCGGCACGCCACCGTTGGCGAAGTGCCGGGCCGCGTAGCGCTGCAGCGCCAGGGATAGCCCGATAACGTCCCGCAGCCGCTCGATGGGCGAGATGGAGCTGAGCTGGTCCTCGTCCACAAGGAACGGGATGTCGATGATCTCGTCGGCGGTGTAGGTATCTGGTTTACCGTCGCCGTTTTCGTAGCTGTACTGGGTGCGGCCGGCCTTGCTCTCGACCGTCACCCCAGACGGTTTGAGGGGCCAAAGACCCATGGGCCGGCGGCCGGCGTTGCGCTCGATGAAGGTGTAGGACCGCCCCTGCAGCAGGGTCCGCAGCATGCAGTACTTGCGCCAGCGGTAGCTGGACCATTCCTCATTCGGGGCATCGTGCAGAAGCCGATAGGCCGGGTGCTGACGGCGAATCTCCCGGCCCTCGTCGGTGCGCCGGTAAACGTGCAGCGGCAGCGAGGCGATGGTCCCGGCCAGGAAATTGGTGGCGCCCCAGATCGCCGGAACCTTGAGCGCGGTCTGCGATGTAACCTGTTCCCCGGACTCCGATTCCTGGCGTCCAAAAATGACGTCCAAGACCTCAGGGTCCCCGATGGAGTAGCTGGGATCCTCCGGCGAGGCCCGCTTTTCGCGCTTACCAAAGGGCCACATGGGCTACTCCGTGATCGTGAAGTCGGGGTCTTCCCAGGGGGAGTGTTGCGGGCCCTCGTCCACCAGGGCCCGGCTCCAGGCCATGATCTCGGCCACAGGCCCGTCGATCTTGTTCTCGGGCCGCTCCTTGCGCGGGTAGACGTTGTCCTTGGCGTCTTCCTTGGCGGTGACGTTGGACAGCATCCAGGTCATCACCGGGTCGCCGTTGTGACGGACCTTGCCCGCCCGGATGGAGGCGTCAAGGGCCTTCATGGGCTCGGACATATTGGCCACGGTCTGCGGCACGGTCAGGGCCGGTACCCCTTCGCCCGCCAGGCTGTTCACCAGCATGGTTGCCTGGTACGGATCGAACGCCACCTCGGCCACCTGAAGCCAGTCCTTCAGGGCGAGGATGTCTTCCTCGATGCGGGTGAAATCGGTTATCTCGCCCTCGGTGATGGTCAGCCAGCCGTCGCGCATCCACCCCTGGTAGTGCTCGTTGCTGGGGTCCCAGGCCGTGGACTCCGGCAAGTAGTACCGGCCGAAGCTGACGAACTCGTCATCGCCGAGCGGAAAAACGATCCGGACGGCGGCGATATCCACACGGCTGGCGAGGTCCACGCCGATGAAGCAGCGCTCGCCCTCAAATTCCTCGATGCGCAGCTCCGGGTCCGTTGCCCGCCGCCAGTCCTGGACGTTGAAGTAGGCGTTCCGGGCGCCCACCCAGACGTTCAGGTGCTTGGTCTGGAAGGTCGCCTGCTTGCGGCTGTCGCGCAGGGCGCTCTGCCGCTGGCCGATCAGGAACTCCTCGCCGACCGACACCCCAAAATTTGGATTGGCCTTCCGGATGACGTTCAGGTCGGCCCAGTGCTCTTCGTCCTCATCATCGATGGTGTAGATAAGCGAAAACAGCCGCTCATCCTCGGCGGCACCTTCGAGCACCTTTTGGGCGTCAAGCTGCATCTGGTAGCAGGGCCCGGCCAGGTTGTCCCCGGCCGTGGTGATCATCAGCAGCAGGGGCTGCTCCCGGGCCCCCATGCCGGTCTGCATGGTGTCCAGAAGCTCGTCCGTCTGGTGCTCGTGGTACTCATCGATGATGGCGCAGCTCGGTGATGCACCGTCTCCCGGCTTGCCGATCACCGGCTCGAAGCGGGAGCCGTTCTCCAGGATGTGCAGGTTCTGCGCGTTAGCCTCCACTCCGTAGTAGTCGCGGAAGGCCGCTACTCGCTCCGCCATTCGCTTGGCAGGCCGGAACACTTCCCAGGCCTGTTTCTCGGTAGTGGCCCCGGAATAGACTTCCGCGCCAAACTCGCCGTCCCCGGCAAACTGCAAAAGCCCAATCCGGGCCGCCAGGTCGGACTTGCCGTTCTTCCTCGGCACGAACAGCAAGGCCTGGCGGAACCGGCGAAGGCCGGTGCCCTTCTGCGCCCAGCCGTAGATGCTCGCCAGCAGGAAGCACTGCCAGGGCTCCAGATGAAACGGGTCCCGCTTCTGTGCCCACTTGCCCTTGGTGTGGGGAAACAACTCCACCCAGGCGCAGGCCCGTTCGGCCTTGTCCTTGTCGAACTTGTAGCCGAACGCCTTTTTGCGGGCCCGCTTCTTGTCCTCGCGGTGGCGCTCGCAGGCTAAACGTATCCACTTGCAGGCCGGAATGCGTCCGGCTAGCACGTCCCGGACGTACTTCTCGGCCGCCTCGACGTGCGGGTGCTCGGCCTTTCCCATCCCTTACCCGAACTGGGAAAAGGGGTTCTTGTTCTCTCCGGAGCCACCCCCACCCACCTTGGTGGCGGAGCTGGGCGACAGGCCGAACTCGGCCAGCAGGCTTTGCGCCCGGCGTACAGCATCGGACTTGCGGGCCACCGCCGGATGGGCGCGATACATCACATCGCCCATGGTGTTGGTTGTCGGGTAGCTTGCCCCTTGCTGGCGAATCTCAGCGTCGGCGGCCTCCACGTCCGCCAAGGCGTCCGCAGCCAATGCCAGCATCTCCGTGTGGCTGCTCGACGCGTAGCCCATTGCCTCCAGACGGGAAGCCAGGCGAGTGAAATACTCCGTCGCCTCGTGGGACAGCCAGGTCGGGGCGCGCGGCAAGGAATCCTCGGAGGTAGGCTCTTCCGTATTCGTCCGATCCGGCCGTGCGGTCCCGGTCACTTCCTTGATATGGGTAGGCTTCGGCTTGCGAGCCATTTTGGAACCTCGCCTTATTGGCATGGCAAATGCTATGCCAAAAAGTGTTCAGTTCTGACTGCGTAAAAATGTGGCTGCCCGCGCGGTCGTGAGGGTCCAGGTTGTAGGGATTTACCCCACCCCCCCCTGCGCGCGCGTATTGACCTCGCCCGCTGTCTTTGCGTCGTGGCAGCGCTTGCACAAAGCCTGATGGTTGCTCGGATCCCAGAACAGGTCAGTGTCGCCGCGGTGCGGCACGATGTGATCGACCACGGTTGCCGGGACCAGGTCGCCGCGCTGCTGGTGCAATTCGCAAAGCGGATGCGCCCGGAGGAAGCGTTTGCGGTAGCGGCGCCAGCGAGCGTCATACCCGCGCTGTGCCGAGCTGCCGCGCCGAGCATCCTTTGCCTTGTTGCCCTCGCCTCGATGCACGTCGCAGTAGCGCTCGGTAGTCAGCCGCCCGCAGCCAGCCTTGGCGCATGGCTTAGGCGGCTTCCTTGGCACTCAGGGCTCCTCCAGCGTCACGATCTCAAGCGTGCGCTGATCGTCCTCGTCTGTGGTCGTGTCGATGACCTGCAGGCCGATGGTGCCTAGCGCTTCCTTGAGGCTGTCGAGCTCTTCCTGCAACTGCGCCGCCTCGGACGCATCAGCGACCAGCTCTCGTATCTCTTCGAGATCCGGTATCACACCTTTGGCCAGATCCTCCTCGAGGCTGGCCAGCTGGCTGGGGTTGGTTTCCATGATCAGCCCACAAAAAAGCCCGCCCGGGATCGCCCGCGGCGGGCTTCGTGATGTGTGGAGCATCCTGCCTTAGACGGCAGTTGAACCGAGTATGTCTACATGGTAAACGCGCGCGGAACCAAAAGTCAAACCCTGCCAACATCGGCGGCCGTCAGGTGCTCGGCCAGCTGATCCAGGGCGGCGTGGTGGAAGCTGTCGAGGATCTGCTGCACGCCGACCTGGCCGCGGTCCCGGCGGCCGGCCTTGAGGTAGCGGGCGGCGCGCTCGGTGCGCTGGTAGGCGGCGGCCAGGCGGGCGCGCTGGCCGGGGTCGATGAGGCCGGCCCACTCGCGGATGAGATCGAGCACCAGGTCGGCCGGCGGCTGGGTGGTGCGGTTAAGGCCATCCATCACCGGCCGATGCAGGCGCACGCAAGCCTCGTCCTTGAGCCGCCACAGCTCGTACTCGCGGCGCTCCAGCGGCCGGAAATGGAGCTCGGCGTCGCTGCGGCCCTCATCGACCACCTGCTGGTGGTACTGCTGCTGGCGCTCATGGGCCAGGCCCTGCGCCGTCCAGTAGGCAATCACCGCGTCCAGCCGGGGGCCATCGAGCACCCGCCCGCACCGGGAACGCGCCAGCGCGGCGTCCACGATGTGGTGATAGCCGCGGTCCGGATCGCCCAGGCCGCCCGGGGCGGCGTCGAACTGCTGGGTCTTGAGCACCGCCCGCTCTTCGCGCCCAAAGGCCCGCTCCAGCATGCGGCGCACCTCGGACTGCCGGACCTCGCCCTGTAGAACTTGCTCCGCCGCTTCCGCCGCCATGCGCGTCTCCCTTGCTAGTAGAACGGCTGCGCAATGATCGTTAACTTGGCCGCCTGTCTCTTGGCCCCTGGCGCCGCAGAGTTGCATGCCAAATTCAAGCCCTTCTTCCACATGTACAGGAATACCCGCGCCCGCTCCGCCTTGATCGGAAGCGTTACCCCACCATCAGAGTTCATTCCGCGTTCTCCCCGGCCGCCGCCTCGGCCGCCAATGCGCAATAGCTGGTGTCGTCTAGGTAGTCGTCCGGCTGGTAGGCGCCGCTGGCGCCCCGGGCCTTCTTGAGCAAGCTCATAAACTCCCACCCCTCGGTCTCGGTCATATACCCGCGGGCCAGGATCGCCTCGCCGTACAGCGCCCAGAACGCACGCACCGCCCGGCCCATGCTCCGCTCGCCGCCCTCCTGGTCCCGCTCGGCACCGCGGCGCTCGATGGTTTTGGCGGCGTCGCGCAGGATGTCGGCGGCGGATTCTTCCTGCCCCTGGCTGGGCCGCTGAAATGGCTTCGTCCAGTCGGTCATGCCGCTTCCTCCATGGCAGTGATGGTTACCTGAACCCGCCCCGGCTTCTCGACGGTCATGCGGTAGATGCGCAGATCGTCAATCTGCTCGTCGTCGGGGATCACGCCCGCAGACTCGACTGCATCGAGGAGCGCCTTCTGCAAGTTATCGAGGTCGCGGCGGCGCCGGTCCGGCGGGAATGCCAGGATCTCGACGGCGAGGCGGCGGCTATCGGTGATGGCCGGGACCCGCTGGACCAGGATCTCCTCTTTCACCGCGCGCTGATAGGCGCGCCCCTTGCGGCTGATCAGCACGCGGCCCTGGGCGCGGCGCCAGTAACGGTTGCCGGATGGGGGAAATGGTAGGGATAGCTCAATCATGTGAACCCTCCGGCATTTCCGGATAGTTGAAATCCCGGCTATCGGTTACCGGCTTGGTCTCCCCGCACCAGGCGCACCGGCCCTGGTGCCAGGTGCTTTCGCTGACGCGGTAGGTGCCGTGCCTGTCGCCGCATTCGTTACAGATTGGGCCGGTGCCTGCGTGGGAAATCCGGGCGGCCTCGTCGGCGCTTTCCAGCAGCTCGGCGAATAGCTCGTCATTCATCAGGCAGCCTCCCCCAGCAGTTGCCAATCATCCCTACCCCCGGCCGTAGGGTGTCCCTAGCCAAGGATGGAGAACGTGGTGATGCGGATATGGGCCCTTGGATTCGTTTGCCGGGCGAGATTGGTGTGCGATCCCGAATCCGCTGTCCCTTGAGCATTCCCCAACGGTTATGCAGGTTTGGGCCCTGCACCGTGGGTTCCGCGCTCAGTGACACCCTTCCGGTAGTGACCCGGAAGCGACCGTGTCCGTTTTGTTCGCCACCGTGTATCCGCATGGCGGCGAGGGGCCGGGGTGAGCCCCGAATCCAAGAGCAATAACCGGCTTGCGAGTCCGGCAGTCGCCCATGTGGGCCAGGTCGTGCGCGACTGACTTGCACCCTGCCCCCGGACGCAAAAAACCCCTTTGAGGGAGTCCGGGAAGACCGTGAATCACTGACACCATGACTATTTAGGCCGGGCAAGCCTATCTTCCCGAACCCCGTCAAAGGGGTTTCACCCATGGTGCCAGTGTTCACGTACATCGCCCACTTCCAACAATGCCAGAACTCGCAAGCATTGTAAATCCTGTGTGGCCACTACTTCGCCATCGCCTTAAGGCACCCACGGTAAACCTCGTTGCGGAACTCCCGCACCGATCGGCGCTGGTATTCCTCGGACGTATACCGGGGCTCATCGTAAGCGGCCATTGTCAGCTTGACCGCAATGCTCCGCACGCGCTCGGCATCTTGGCTCCGGGCGATCCGCATGATGGCGCTCATCGGCGCACCTTGCTGGCGCTTTGTCATGATCATTTCGGCCAATTCCTCCGGCCCGGTGCAGGGATCTTCGGCGGCAGCGGTACCGCATAGCATGACAGCGACGGCGATACTGATTAGCTTGGCTTTGATAGACATGATGCTCTCCCGTGTTGTGTTACTCATCCGGAACCTCGTCATCCAGTATCTTCCGCGTCCGCTCCAGCAGCTCCAGCTCGGTTCCGTGGCGCTGCTCCCAGGTCCGCTTGCCGGCGTGGATCGCCTCCCCCAGACCGCCGACCGTGGCCTTGTGGTGGCGCGGGCAGAGCGGGATGGTGTCGTAGTGGCTGGCCCGCTGCCCCATGCCGGCTCCGGTGGTGACGTGGTGGACCTCGGCCGGCGCGCGGCATATCAGGCAGCCCAGGCGGGCCACGGCGTCTAGGTGGGCCTTCTCGTCCTTGGTCGGCTGTTTACGCGCCATCATCGGCCTCCAACCTCTCCACCGCGCGCATAAGCTTTACCAGCGTGCCAGACGGACTGCGCTGCCCATGCTCCAGCCTCCAAACGTAGGCCTGCCCT